TGGCGGTAAGGGCGGCGCACCAGGACAATGGAGTGCCCGTAAAGCCCAAATGCTGGCTCAGCAGTACAAAAAGGCTGGTGGTGGATACCGGGATTAAGTTTCCGGTATACGATCCCTCCGAGGGAAACGTGTTTAACTGGATCTTGCAGGCGTCAGAAGACTTTAGACAAATAAGGCAGAGGCAACGGTATGTCGAACTTGAAAAAGCCGCAGAGAAGTCTAAAGGCGTGGACCAAGCAAGAGTGGAGAACTAAAAGTGGCAAACCTTCTACGCAAGGAAGTGAAGCGACCGGCGAAAGGTACCTCCCCAAAGCCGCGATCAAAGCCCTCTCCCCGCAAGAATACGCCGCTACCACCCGAGCCAAGCGTGCCGGTAAAGCCGCAGGAGCACAGCACGTACCACAACCTCGTACGGTGGCTAAAAAAGTTGTTCGGCACAGGAAAATAAAATGACCACATCCGGTACCTCTACCTTTAATTTAGACCTCAATAACCTCGTTGAAGAGGCGTTTGAGCGTGCTGGGGGTGAGCTTCGATCTGGTTACGACCTTCGGACCGCACGTCGCAGCCTGAACCTTTTGACAATCGAGTGGGCTAATCGAGGCATCAACCTTTGGACTATTGAGCAGGGTTCGATTGCCATGGTTCAGGGTCAGATTGTTTATGAGTTACCGGTCGATACGATTGATCTTCTGGATCACGTAATCCGGACCCAGACTGGTGTTAACCAGACCGACATCAATATCACTCGTATTAGCGTTTCTACCTACTCAACGATCCCTAATAAGAACGCACAGGGGCGACCCATTCAGGTCTGGATTGACCGGTCTTCTGGGGCTACTTACCCTCCGGGTGGACGTCCAAACGGAACAAATACAACCACCGGGGTAGATCATCCCAAGATTAACGTCTGGCCTGCGCCAGATCAGAGCGACTACTACACCTTCGTGTACTGGCGTCTCCGTAGGATCCAAGATGCGGGTAATGGCACGAGTACCCAAGACATCCCTTTCCGGTTGTTGACGTGCCTGGTAGCGGGGTTAGCGTATTACATTGCTCTAAAGATCCCAGAAGGCCAGCCACGGCTTGATCGCCTCAAGATGGACTACGAAGAACAGTGGATGTTGGCGTCCTCTGAGGACCGAGAAAAGGCTGCTCTACGGCTTGCGCCGCGTGAGTTGTTCTACTAATGCCGAGTAAGTTTGCCTCTGGTAAATGGGCGATATCGCAGTGCGATAGGTGCGGCTTTCGGTACAAACTGAAAGAGCTGCGTCAGCTCGTTATCAAGACAAAGAACGTCAACTTGCTGGTATGCCCCACCTGTTGGGAGCCGGATCAGCCTCAGTTGCAGCTTGGCATGTACCCGGTTAATGACCCCCAGGCGCTTCGTAATCCACGTCCTGATACAACGTATACACAAGCAGGATACACTGGACTCCAGATTGAGACTGGTACAGGGCCAGACACTGATCAAACCGGAGATCCGTCTGGTGGTAGTCGAATTATTCAATGGGGCTGGTTCCCGGTAGGTGGGGCCAGGGCAAACGATGCGGGGTTGACGCCAAATGCATTAGTGGCTACAACCTTTGTTGGAACAGTAACTACTTCTTAGGAGCAAAAAATGGACGTAAAACAGGCACTCAAAGCACACATGGCAAAAAAGGGCGCTAAAGCTCACCCCGATGCCAATGTAAAGAAACTTCGCGCTGGTGGTAAGACTAGCTTGGAGATGAAGAAAGTAGGCCGTGGTATGGCTAAAGTCGCCAACCAAATGGCTCCCGTTCGCAAAGTCCGAAAGGCAGGCATCTAAATGGCTAAGTTCAGCAAAAAGGTTATGGGCAAAGAGGTCGGGCAAGCCGACGTCTATGCTGCACCACACAATATGAAGGGTCAGGCGGCCAAGATTCAGGACATCGTAAAGACAGGTACTGGGTCTGAGGAAGTCAAGCGTATGAATATGTCGGTAGGCAACATCACCGCTAAAACATTCCCCGAAACCAAGACTTCTGGCATTAAAATTCGGGGTACGGGTGCGGCTACTAAAGGCGTTATGGCTCGGGGACCGATGGGTTAAAAAATGCCGTACAAAGATCCAAAAGACCCAAGAAAGCTACAGCGTGTAAACGCTTGGTCTGCTGCTAATCCTGAAAAAGTTAAGGCGGCTAAGAAAAAGTATGCCGATAACAATAAGGAAGCGGTGCAACAACGTGTTGCTAATTGGATGGATCGTAATAAAGAGCGGATGAAAGAGATCCGTAAAGATTGGCGCGAACGTAACAAGCATAAGGCGCAAGCTTTTACACGAAAGCGTCAAGCAGCGAAGCGCCAACGAGTCCCAAGCTGGTTAACTCCAGATGACTTTTGGATGATGGAAGAGGCTTACGCCCTAGCCGTGTTAAGAAGTAAGTTGTTTGGGTTCCAGTGGGATGTAGACCACATACTCCCGCTACAGGGAAAGACTGTTTCTGGACTGCATGTTCCATTAAACTTGCAAGTAATTCCTGCTGTTATCAATTCCAGTAAGGGCGCAAGAATATGAATTACCAACAGCTCTTTGAGACCATAAAAGGCTTCACGGAGAACGACTTCCCCAGCACCACCTGGACGGACTCTGCCGGTACGGGGCAGGTCGTTTACACTCAAAAAGAGCAGATTGACACGTTCATTCAGCAGGCTGAGCAGCGGATCTATAACACGATTCAGTTTCCGGCTATCCGGAAGAACATGACTGGAACGACAACCGCTAACAATAAATACCTGCAGCAGCCGTCTGACTTCCTGTATACCTACTCCCTGGCGGTCATTGATCCTGCTACTGGGATCTATGAGTACTTGCTGAACAAGGATGTGAACTTCATCCGTGAGGCCTTTCCGTACCCGTTAGTTACAGGCAAACCCACGCATTACGCTTATTTTGACGACAATACGTTCCTTCTTGGCCCAACGCCCGACGCTGCGTATCAAGTAGAACTGCACTTCGGCTACTACCCAGAGTCTATTGTCACGGCGGGAACTACCTGGCTTGGCGACAACATGGACTCGTTGCTCCTCTACGGTGCTTTGCTTGAGGCTTACACCTTCATGAAGGGCGAGCAGGACGTCATCGTGGTCTACCAGAAACGCTACGACGAAGCCTTCATGATGGCTAAACAGCTTGGCGACGGTAAGCTCCGTCAGGATGCCTACAGGGATGGGCAGGTAAGGTACCCAGTTAAATGATCACCCAAACCCAGACCACATCGTTCAAGGAAGAACTCTACGAGGGGATTCATGATCTCCTCACGGATACCATCATGATTGCGCTTTACAGAGAAGCGGCAAATCTTGGGGCTGATACAACGGTGTATACGACGGAGTACGAAGTTACTGGAACCGGTTACGTGGCTGGCGGTAACGTGCTTCTTGGAGCAACGGTGCAATCTTCTGGAAATACAGCATTTGTAAGCTTCAACAATACATCCTGGCCTGCCGCATCTTTTACATGTCGCGGCGCTTTGATTTACAACTTTAGCAAGGCTAACCGTGCTATAGCGGTGCTGAACTTTGGTTCAGATCGTACGGTGACAAACCAGACATTTACCGTTACATTCCCTGCTAATACGGCAGATAGCGCAATCATAAGGATGGTCTAATGTTTTCAGCTTCAGGCGGTGCTTTACTTGGCAACATTAAAGCGATGGGAGTCTCCGGTCGGGGGTTCACACCTGAAGAACTTGCTGAAAATGCAGTAGACAGAATTATTGCTGTAAGCGCAACGGCTGACCCGGTTATCCGGCAACAGGCTGAAGCATTTAAGAATCACATTCGTGCCGTGTTGGTGAGCTACGGAAATCAGTGCGTCCGGTCGAACCACACAACGATTGCTAACCGCCTCCGCGATGCGGGGCATCCCGAATTAACACAACTTTTGGAGAAATAAAATGGCTGGATTTACAACTGCAATGCCCACCTCGTTCAAAGTCGAGATCCTTAAGGGCGTACACAATTTCACCGCCTCAACCGGCAACACGTTTAAGCTGGCTCTTGCTAAGGCTACTGCTTCTGTTGTTGGTACTTATGGCGCTGCAACAACTAGCTATACCGATTTGACAGGTAATTCAGACGAGTTGGCTAACGGCAACGGCTATACGACTGGTGGGGCTACGCTGACTTCGATTACTCCTGTCGCTGATGGCACAACCGCAGTCTGTGACTTTGATAACTACACCTGGACGTCGGCAACTTTCACGACTTCCGGCGGGATCATTTACAACGACACAGCTACTGGTGATCCTGCTTGCGCGGTGTTGAGTTTTGGTGGGGATCAGTCGGTTAGTTCGGGTGATCTGCAAATTCAATTTCCAGCCGCTGCCGCTGCTACAGCAATTATAAGAATCGCGTAATGAAAAAGTGTAGCGTTTGCGGGGTAGAAAAAGAACTGTTTGCTTTTTATAAGCGGGCGAGTTCTCCTGATGGATTGCGCAATAACTGCAAAGCCTGTCATATTGCCGCAAACTCTACACGTTACTACGCTAACCACGAGGCTAATAAAGAGTGGCATCGTAAGCATCACCAGAAAAAACTGGAAGCTAATCCAAACTGGAGTGCGGAGTACTACGCAAAAAACAAAGATAGACTGTCTGCGTATGATGCTGAGTACTACCGCACTAAAAACAAAGAAAAGCGTTTAGCGCAGGTAAAACAGTGGGTAGCCAAGAATCGCGGTCGAGCTAACGCTAATAAAAAAGCGTATAAGGTCGCTAAAATTCAAGCTTGCCCACCTTGGGTTCGGGAAGATGCGGATCTTATGTGGATGATGGCGGAAGCGTATGAACTAGCAGTAATGCGAACGGACATGCTTGGCTTTCCCTGGCACGTTGACCACATAGTACCGTTGCGCGGTAAAAAAGTATCCGGCCTCCACACCCCTTGGAACTTGCAAGTTATTCCGGGTAAGGAGAATATGTCGAAAAGTAACAAGTTTGTAGAGGTGGTATGACCTACAACCTCGGCTGGGGTCTAGGCGCTTGGGGCGAGAATGGCTGGGGCGGTATCGCTGTTGGCTATGAAGTCACGGGCGTCTCCGGCACGGGGGCTGTAGGGGATGTAGCAATACGGGTTGACGACACTTTTGAAGTAACCGGAGTTCAGGGTGTTGCAGAAGTTGGTGGATTTATCGTTCTGGTGGACGATATTATTGTTCCAGACGCCCTTGCAATTGTTGGTACTGGTGCCGTTGGTGATGTAGCGATTAGGGTAGATCAGACATTTGCTGTAACTGGGGTAGAAGGCACTGGAGCGGTTGGAAATGTTGTTCCGTCTGTAACGTATGGCGTTACAGGTGTATCTGGCACTGGGGCGGTTGGAGCTGTAACTTTCCAAAGCCTTAAGTTGGTTGAAGTTACAGGTGTTTCTGGCACAGGAGCAGTTGGAACCACTACGCCGCAGATTGCTTATGTTGTTACAGGAGTAGAAGGTGTTGGAGCAGTAAACGATGTCACCTTCCAGATTAACAGTAACTTTGAGGTTACTGGGGTAGAAGGGGCTGGGGCGGTTGGCACGGCAGTACCGGCTTATAACTGGGATGTGTACCCAACTGGGGTAGGTGGAACCGGGGCCGTAGGAACTGTTGAGGTAAAAGTTGGGGATGCCTACATTCCAACAGGTGTACAAGGGGTAGGTGCTGTTGGTACAGTATCAATTGAGATAGATGACAGCAAAACCTTGACTGGCGTAAGTGGCACCGGTGCAGTAGGAACAGTATTTATAACGGGATGGACACAGATTAACGACTCCCAGGTACCAAACTGGACCCAAATTAATGATGCCCAGGTAGCAAACTGGGAGGAAATTGACGTAGCAGCTTAAAGGACGAAACATGGCAACCGCATATACCTCTTTATTAGGGTTCGCCCTTCCAGTTACCGGGGAGCTTTCTGGTACCTGGGGCGATACCGTTAACGACAGCATTACCAAACTGGTGGAAGACTCGATTGCGGGTGTTGCCTCAGTTAGCGTGACTTCAGGGGATGTCACCCTGACCACCACAGGATCAGGAGCTGCAAACCAAGCTCGATGCGCAATCATCATTGCAACTGGAACGCCAGGCACAGCTCGTAACATCATCGCTCCAAGCCAATCCAAGGCGTATGTTGTTATCAACCAGTCTGACTCCAACGTCACATTTAAGGGCGCAGCAACCTCCGGGCATACGCTTAAACCCGGCGATGCCAACCTTCTTGCTTGGAACGGATCTGACTTTATCGACATCGAGCAGGGTGACGTAGCTGGCCCAGCAAGTGCGACCGATAACGCCGTGGTGCGGTTTGATGGAACGACAGGCAAGCTAATTCAGAACTCCGCAGTAACAATTGCCGACACTACTGGCGATATTGAGACCTCTGGAAAATTAGTTGTAGGGGCGGGTACAAACTCATTACCTTCACTCACCACTTCTGGCGACACTAACACAGGTATCTTCTTCCCTGCCGCAGGCACTATTGCGTTTGCAGAGGGCGGCGCAGAGGCGATGCGGATAGATTCTGGTGGTCGGTTGATTGTTGGCAATACGTCATCTAATTCATCTTTTAATTCCGCCATTCAAGCACAGGGGAATGGTTTAGCCTCTACCGCTTTGTTAAATAGATTTGAAACAAATGCTGGAGGCCCTGTTTTGTATCTTGCAAAGTCCCGCTCGGGAACTGTTGGAACAAACACTATTGTTAATAGTGACGATGAACTAGGGTCAGTTATATTTAATGGTGCTAACGGAACTGGATATTCGGCTGGAGCGCAAATCGCTGCGTTTGTAGATGGCACTCCAGGCGCATCAAATGATATGCCTGGGCGGTTAGTGTTTTATACCTCTGCTGATGGCTCGGCAACACCAACCGAGCGTATGCGTATCGACTCCAGCGGTAATGTGGGGATTGGCACTAGTACCCCCGGAGCAAAACAAGAAATTTATGTGACCCGCACATCATCAACAAATGCGGTGTCGCTAATTCTTAATGACAATGTAACTGGCGCACAAACAAACGGTGTTTATAAATCAATTAGATCGTTAAGCAATAATGGATCGTCAGTATCAGAAATTAGATTTCTTGAAACTGATGGAACTAATAATAATACTGGTATTGCGTTTGCAACACAATCAACTGCTGCTGGATTGACCGAACGAGCAAGATTTAACAATCTTGGACCACTTGTATTTGCTGGTGGCAATACTAACGCAA